TACGTATCATAGAAGAGGTACATGGTAGTGGTAAGGATTTGAAGCAGTTCGTGCGACAGTTAATAAACTTTGTGCTTGATATCCAGAAGTATTGTATCTTCAAATCATACTATTATGTCAACATACCGCATACGGATTGGGCAGATGGATTTTTAACCACTATGCTTGAGTATGAGGATGCAATAGCCGCTTTGCTTGAGGTATTACTCAAGCTTAACTCGGACATTAAATATGATAACTCACCTAAGTATTTGATAGAAGCAATGTTGATAAGGAGGCTGTAGATGGTAGGACAGAAAGACTTACTAGATATAATAAATAAACAGATAGAAGATGCTACATTCCCTAGATTCAGTATAATAATTGGTCAAGCAGGAAGTGGAAAGAGAACACTTGCAAAAGCTATAGCAATGGCTTTAGAGTGTAATATAGTATTCATAGAACCTAAAGTAGATGCAGTTCGTGAGATGATAAAGGAATGTTATTCAGTAACAGAGACTATGGTGTATTGTATAGCAGATACTGATAATATGTCAGTGTCAGCAAAGAACGCACTTCTTAAGATATGTGAAGAACCACCTAAGAACGCTTATATCATAATGACAGCAGATAGTAATACTAATGTGCTGTCAACATTATGGAGCAGAGCAGGCAGATACTTCATGCAACCATATACACCACAAGACTTGATTGATTATGCTGAGACCGCGTGTAAGGAGCCTATGAATGTAGGCATTATGTTAGACCTTTGTGAGACCCCTGGAGATATAAATACTCTTGAGTCAGTTGGTGCAGATGAGTTTTATGGATTTGCGGAGAAAGTAGTTGATAATATAGCCGAGACCTCAGCCGCAAACGCATTTAAGATAGCTAACAGCATAAACTTCAAAGGCACTGAGGGTTATGATATGGCATTATTCTTAAGAGCATTTAGAGCAATATGTGGAACTCGATTAAGAGAAGCGACTGTAAGGCATAACACAGAAGACATAGACCATTATTCACTTGGAATAAAAGTAGTGTCTAAGACACTTAATCAGCTACAGATAACAGGAATAAATAAAGGTGCGCTCTTTGATATATTCATTCTTGATATTAGAAGGGAGTGGTGTTAAGTGGGTTATGATAGCACTGATAAAGGTTGTGATGGTTGTGATTATTCATGGAGATATTTTATAAATGGTTTGCGACCTTGTTCTAACGCATATAGTGATGTAGCTGATAAATGTAATTTATATGACCATAAAAAGAAGGATAATAGTAATGCAAGTACAGGAGTTAAAAAAGTTAATTAAAGAGGATAATATACCAAAGTTTCTTATATTTACAGGAGAAGAGTATGAGATTCAGCGACAGTATATTCAACAGATATCTAAGGTGACAGGCAAGTCTGTATATTATGCAGAAGATATAGCTGAGATATGGAAACGACTTACATCTGGAGCATTATTTGATGCTAGCGCAATCTATGTATTGTATGATGACAAGGAGATTTTGACTCAAGAAGCTATTTATTCACAGCTTGATACTATACTACATGATAATATACTCATTTTAACGCTCTCTAGCGTTGATAAACGCTTGAAAATGCTTAAGACGTATGAAAGTAGCATAGTAGACTTTAAAACGCTAAATACAGACGTATTAAAGCGTTATGTGCAGAACAAGATACCGCTTAATGACAGAAATGCAACTATACTGATGAACTTATGTGAACATAACTATGGAAGATGCTTATTAGAGATAGACAAGATTCATAAGTATATAGATGGCATAACTAAAGATGAAAAGGATGTAGATGTTAATGTAGATGAGATATTTGAATATCTATTAGATAATGGTACATTCTACATACCACCTAGAGATGCTCTATGGGATTTCATTAAAGCATTTCTACAGGATAAATATACTTATGCATATCAGCTATATGAAGAGTTGCAAGAACTTGGAACACCAACACTTGCTATATTATCTAATCTCTATAATATGACTAAGCAGGTACTTCAAGTGCAGACGTGCAAGACTGATAATGTAGAGAAGACTACAGGACTCACTTCATGGCAGATACGAAACGCTAGAGAGTGTGTAGGAAAGTTTAGTGATGCAGATTTAGCATTTCTTATGAGGCTGATACAGAGAGTAGAATCACAGATAAAACAAGGTATTATAGAAGAGAGTATAGCTATAGACTACGTGTTTACTAGCTTCTACTAGGAGAAGTCATTATAGTTCGTTGCAACACTTGACAAGTATATAATATCGTAGTATAATGTTATTGTGTTGATTTGACAGTTGCACTGTAACTATATCAATGGTAGAGATAGCACTGGATGTCCCCACCAATCACCCTAACATCCAGCGTGGTGCAGGTTCGATTCCTGCCAGTGCAAAACAGAGTCCTTATCTGCTCCGGACTGATACCAAATACGTAGTTGTGTGTTCGTGCGAAATAAAGAGCGAAGCGAGACGTTCAAGGTAGGTTTAGGCGTCAGTACTGCGGATAACCTCCAACTTGTACAAGGGGTAGTAGTCTAGTACCTCACTGCGGTGGAAACTAGATATCACTGTGAAGTGCGCTATATAGTTTAAATGACGGAAAAACGCCGATGCTGAGTAGCTGACCTTCCCGGTTCGACTCCGGGTATAGCGCAGAGGTTGGGTCATACCCAAATGATGTGAGCGTGAGCGGACCCCTCACAGAGAATGACAATGCTTGTACACGATGCACTGATGGTGTCATGTATGATTAGGACAGAGGAGTGAGAATAGCACTCTACTATTCTAGGGACTATATCATACATTGTAAGTGTACAGGAATCGCTACACAGCGGTGTCGCCAAATGGTAAGGCATGGGGTTTTGGTTCCCATATGTGTAGGTTCGAATCCTACCACCGTTGTTAACTCTTATCAGCTAGATAGACTTACTTTTAACAAGGTCTTGAAAACTTTTCAGTCTATCAATATCGATAAGAGTTAAAAATTGGACAGCAGACGTGCTGTTGGGTGCGTAGTTAATGCATGGAAGCTACGACAGAAGGTCGAGTATAACAGGAGGGCGACTCGACACGCTTTGGAGAATAAGAGATGGATAGACTATATGACAGATGTTTAAGATGTAATAGAAAGCTGAAAGATGATGAAGCTAAGCGTATTGGGTATGGAAAGATATGCTTAGAGAAGTCTAAAACATCGAGAGTCATAAATCTGTTAGAGGTGGAAAATGAAGAGGGGCAAGAGACTAACAAGAGAACAAAAAGCAATAATAGTAGGAAACGGACTAGACCCTAAAGAATATCAGTTCGTAGAAACTATCAATGATGATTATATCAAAGTGGTTAACATAACATCTGGAATACAGAAAACAGTTAACATACATAAGAGAAAAAAGAAAGTTTGAATTAGTTTACATAATATGATAAACTAAAGAAAGGAGAATACATATGAATGAGACATTAGCAACTGAAATGATACGTGAGATAAGAGCAACCAGCAAAAGATGGTTTATAGCTTTTATAGTAACACTTTGTTTGTGGTTTGCTACAATAGCTGGATTCATTCTGTATGAATACTATACAATACCTGTAGAAGAAGTTACAGTTGAAAATGAAGACGGAAATGCAAACTACATTGGTAATGATATGAATGGAGATTTGTATAATGGCGAAAGTACGGAAGAGTAAAAGAGGTAAGAAGCGCAGTAGGAGAAAGTAATGGCTAGTAATATAAAAACAATCAAGGCACTACAGCTTGCAATCAATATGAATTGTCCTTTTAGAATACTTTATACAACGAGTCAGTTTTATTCAGTTGATAAGCAGATGCCGGTTACTAAGTATTGTTTGAGAAAAGCCGACATTGATGCAGATGCACATAGAAGCAGTAGTGTGGAGATATTTAGTACATATTCACAGTTACAAATTATTTTATATCTAAGAGATTTGTGGTATACATGGAATAATATAGAATTGCCTACTGATAATACTATGTGGAATGCAATTAAAGAAAAGAATCATATAGACTATGAGGAGGTGATAGGCAGTGACCGAGAATCAAATAATGAGATTGTCTAAGGATATAGTTGCTGATTATGAACTGAAAAAGCCTAGAATCAACAGATATCACACTGATGCAAAACCAATCACCCAAACTGTGCAATATAGAAATCAGTATGTGACTCATACACAGCACGTCTTGACGTTTAGAGAAGCAAGGTTTATAGATGCATACATGGTAAACTATGATGGTGCAGAAGCAGTAGAGAAAGCAGGCTTTAAAGTAAAAGACAAGCAGGCTAAAGCTAGAAACCTGTTAAAGAAAGATTATATAGCAGATGAGATAGCATACAGGACAGAACTATATGCTAGTGAATGTATAGCAGATAGGCAAGAAGTAATGGAATATCTAACAGCAGGCATGAGAGGGGAGATAAAAGACCAATTTGGATTAGATGCACCTATGAGTGAAAGAACAGCCTGTGCTAGAGAATTAAAGAAGATACTCATAGATGAAGTAGAGCGTGGAAAGAATGTACAGGCACAGCAAGTAGTAGTAAATATAGATATGAATAGGAATGATGATGACGAACCTCAATCAGTTAGTATTGAGCAGATATCCGATTAGGTGGTTATATGAATAACATAGCAGAACTACGAGTAACAGAAGCACAGTATTGTGACCTTAAAGAGGAATATAAATTGAGTGGCATTATCTTTATCATTATTGATGAGCAGGATGACGGCTGTCAGGACTATTCTTCTATGACAGACCTTGAAAATGCCATAGAAGAATTACTGTGTGGAAATAATAAATGAAAGGAGAGTACTAATGAGAGTAAAACAATACGATGAAGATTTAGATTTGGAAACAACTGAGGTTCAGTCATTAAAACAAAAGATGGGTTCAGGACCTTTAAATACAGATGCACAGCAGGTCATACCGGCTATCAATGAGATAAAAAGTGCTTTATCTCACTTTGATATTGAAAAACTATGGACAGGTTCAAAATATACCACAGGAAATATAACTATGGACAAACCTATTCAAGACGGTGACTCAATAGAATTGTGGTTCAAGGGCTTATCATCTGTTTATATTCAGCAATTCCCTATAAGATATATACATAGTATTTCGGATAAATACCAAATAGGCTTTTGGGGAGATAGTACACAATACGCTCGTTATAGAATCACTTTAACACCTAATAGCACAACTTTTAGTATTGATGATGTTATAAATGGCAATACGGGAAGTGCTTTGATTGGTATTTATAGAACACGAAAAGCAAGTTAGGTTATTGAGATAAAGAAACATTTTGAGGTATTGTGCAAAAAATATCCGCACAGACTATGATAATATATGATTATAACTAGGAATAATATGATGGTAGATGCATATGCCACATATTACACATAGAATATTATTATTAGCTCTAATAATATAATATGGTACAGGTTCGATTCCTTGTAGAGATGGTCACCCCATCTCGAAGTCTAGGTGACTCCTAGTTTAATTTTATAATTTAGGTTTTAGGGTTAGTTAGAGAGATAAAGAAACATTTATCTCAGTAAATAGTTATACACTTATATCATCATATAAGTTTTCCTTTCCCTTATGAAGACAGCATTTACAGTTTTGTAGGTGCTGTCTTTTAATATGCTAAAAATACCAGACCCCCTCCCCCTCACAAGTCATTAAAGTTCGTTGCCTGTATTGTGCATATTGTACAATTTAGCAAATCCTGGATAAATATACTGCATTTGTGCAATATGCACAATAGAAGAGGTGTGACTAGATTGAGTACCTAGGGGTGTGATATAAAAGGTTATAAGGTAGTGCTGTCGTGCTGTGTGCTATAATAGAAAAAACTTTTTATTTTCAAGGAATTTTTTGGCTTATAAGTCGCTAAAATACTAGATTTTTGTATTAAAAAATACCTTAAAATGGAATTTTTTCTTCTATTATAATAAATAGCACACGACATTATCCTATAACATACTGATGACAGATTTTTGATACTCCTGACAGATATTTATTATTGCAAATCCCTGATGTTCCCTGCTAGAATAAAGAAAACGATATATCACGATATATCGGTGGGTTGTGGGTTACAACTTCGACATAGGAGTCTTACTACCACGATTCATTGAGTGAGTGATAAGGAAAGGAGAAAAGGATATGGATGCTAGGGAAGAGTTCTTAAGTAGTATGGTGCAGGATAAAAGCTATGATTGGATAGCTAACAACTACACTAGGTTGACAAAAGAGGAGTTGAAGGATGTGGTGCTGGAGCTTCTGTATGCTATACATACAACGGCACACACCGGAAAAGAAATGATGATTCTTGCTGATGCAGGAATGGAGTTAACAGAAAGATGGAGTTATTAAGAAAGGAGAAAATATTATGGAAATGACAATTATTAAGGGAAGTACAAAGAGAGGACAGAATCTTATTGACGGAGCGAGGTTTAATAAAGGTGAGAAGCTTAGGGAGGTATACTCAAGCTGGAGTAAGGCTAAGGAAGAGGCTTATGAGCATTGTAAGGCAAGACAGGCATTCTTCAAGGGATATAACTTTAGAATAACCGGTTCTAACTGCAATTTCTTCTCGGTTGCATTTGAAGGTGAAATGGAATATGTAAATCCGGTAACTGGTGAAGTCACGGTTGAGGAAGTTTTAGTAGTGGAAACGTATTGCAACGAATATGTGGTACTGCTGAATATGTAGGAAAGGAGAATAGTATGTACGGAAGATATACATTTACAACTAAAGATGGTACAATATTAGAAGGACAAATAATACATCGTTATCCGGCATTTGAAGGTGGCATGAGGTATATATTTAGAACGGACGATGGCAAGGAATACAGGTGTGTATTAAATGGATTTAAGTATGTGGAGTATGTAGCATAGAAAGGAGAATTGATATGAAGGAAAGGTTTATGAGTTGTGATGGAAGGTATGTATATACTAGGGAGAGTCGTTGGATTCAGATTAGGTATGCATATGTAACAAAAAGGCATAGTCTATATGACTATGCCGACCATCTCGATGACGATTGCCTATCATACTTTATTCATAAGGGTAGGAGATATGCAATGGGACAGTTCGTAAGATTTGGATATCCATTTAAAATAGAGGGCTACGATAGAACCTTTAGAGATAAAAAGGGATATCATATGTTATCCGGTTATGACGCTACTGATTGCTATAAGCCTTTCCTTATTGAAGTTAGTGATGATGGGGAATATGTAAGGTTATATAGTGAGGAGGTGCTTGCGTGAACCAGATAAGAGATGATGACCTTAAGCAACTTTGGAATGGTTGGACTCGTGAGATGGCAGAGTTGAAGGAAAATGCTCCAAGAACTAGAAAGAATATTAACCGGTTTATAACACTAGATTATTGTAGGCTAATTGTTAGTAGACTTAGGAAACGATTAAAAGATGAACAAGGAGATTATTATGAACCGGAAAGACTGATAGCCCATTTGAATAGGCAAAATTGGAAACAGTATAGTTTTTCCGGTAAAGCGATGGATGATGATAAACTGGATAAAGTTTTAAGTGGCTGGTATATGGATGAAGATTTAAAGATGCCTAAAAAGCAGGCTAAGGATGATGTAGGATTTTTAGTACTGCAGGCTTACTACTTAGAGGAAGCGTGTAGAGTGGTTGTAGATATTGCGGAGGTGTGGTAAATGATTTTTGATATTATTATATTTGTTTTATGGACAATCGAAGTTCAATTATTAGGAGTATTATTTTGGGGTAGTGGTTTAATGAATAGAATGTTTGAGAAAGCGAGGATAAAATAATGGGTGCTAAGATATGGGATGATTGTTTTAATTTACAGGCAATAGCAGAGAGATTAAGAAATGAGGCGGAGGACGTTGAGTCCTTCGCCGATATGATGAGTGCTGAGATTGATGCCTATTATACATTTAAGCGGGAGCATAAATTCTATACAATGAATATGTGGGAGGTTGCCGGCACTAACGATGAGAAAGGAGTTGCGGTTGTAGGTGGGGTTGCAATGACCACAGAAGAGTTTAGTTATGAACAATTCCGGGAATTACAAATTATCTCCCACGTTGAAGACGGTGTAGGGTATATTGTTGAATATAAATTAGGTGATTATATCCAAAACACGTATTAAATAGAGGTTCACAGATTTTTAATACTTTTCGCATAATCTTTGTAGTATCAGTATTATGTTCCCTGTTAGAATTAGATTATCAAGAAAGCGTGCGCACTATGCGTATATTGTGGAAAGGAGACTTTGATATGAAAAAGAAGGCTACAAAGACTAGGGAATTACATAAGGACTCGGAGAAGAGGTTATATGTTGTATATATGAATGATAGTTACTATGATGATGTACCTAATATTCAGGTGTACGGCCAGTGTGAAAGGTTTGATACCGAAGAGGACGCTCATGCTTATGCAAAGTCACTTATGGAAGAGGACACCGGCATAACCGGAGGTTATGAGGTATATGATACCGTTGTACTTGATTTTCCATTTGGAATATTACTACAGAGTATTCCGGATATGGTAATAAGAGTCTGGTATGGTGAGGCTAGATTTATTCCAATCACACGAGATGACCTAGATGCATTTAGGAAAGGACTGATTACTCTCAATTCATTTATCAAGCAACCATTACCTAGATTAGGTCAGGGATTTGAAATCTCATATGTGCAGAATGACCTAGAATGTAAAGGGTACATTGTAGCACGTAATATGGATTCAGCCAGAGAATTGTTTGCAGACCGTCATGGTATAGCCATTGAAAATATTTTGGATTGTATGCCAGTTAATAAATAAGGGAGGTATGAGGTATGCGTAGAGAGATTAAGGAGTATATGAAAGAGGTTCGTAATGCCGAGGCTCATATTGATGAGATAGTAGAGGAAATTATTAGGATAGAAGATGACCTGGCAAAGTCATTCCATCAGTATAAATATCTTGAATATCTCAGGGGCGAAAGGGATGGATGGTGTGATGTTAGAGATTATTGGTATGACCTGATAGCAAAGGTTCGAGGATATGAAGATGATTATGATTATCAGTGGCACATTCATTGTATCCATGAACAGCTTACCGCTGAAGGTACACATATAAGGGGTTAAGAAAGGAGAATTGATTATGACTAATAAGGAAATTATTGCACAGGAGCAGGATAGACTTGCAGAAGAGGGAATCCTCAAATATACAGGAAGAGTTATCAAGGTAGAACTCGATGATGGAACAATCGTAAATATAAAAGAGGTTCAGCCTATTCACACCTATAAGGCTTGGAAGCAGTTAGGCTACCAGGTAAAGAAGGGAGAAAAGGCAATTACCAAGTTTGCTATCTGGCAGTTCTCCACAAAGAAAAAGAAGGATGAGGAGACTGAGAACGAAGAGGAAATCACCGATGCTCTTAGAGGAAAATATTTTATGAAGGTATCAGCCTTCTTTACAGATGAGCAGGTAGAGAAAATTGAGGAAAAGGAGGATTAGGCTATGAGACTGATTATTGGAGAATATGAAGTGGATATAAAAGCTAAAAAGGTTGAGGGTGGTTGTGTATCCTCTAAATGTAATTTAAAGGACACTCAGTCGGTTCTTAATGTTTTGAGTTCATGTTGTTACCAGGCTTATTTTAAGTATAAGGAAGATGGGTACCCATGTATGGCAAATGATTCACATAAAATGGCAGATGATATATTCCATGCATTAGAGGCTCAGGGAATATACGATAACATATAGGAGGTAATTAGGTATGTTCGATAAGGATAATATTTATGATATTCAGTGGAGACTGGAGGAGATATATACTATGGCAAAGGATTTAAGGAATGATACATATTGCGCTAGTGGTATTGAGAACTTTGGGGAAGACAGCATAGACCGGACAGAGCGTGTATTAAGGGATATTCATAAGCAGATGAAGGCTATTGAAAATAGGTTAATTGAAATGCAGTAGGGAAGGAGAATAAGATTATGGCAAATTTAAAGAAAAGAGCAGAGATGGTAAAGGCTATGGAGGTACTGGCTAGAAGTTGCAATGCTGAGGATTATCTTATGAGTTGGCTGATGGTAGGCGTAGCTGATGGAGATATTGATGAGGCCACTACGCTTGAGGAGATTATAGATTTAGGTTATTGTGATGATGACGAGTTCAAGGAACTCCTGGATGCATTCATAAAGATTATGTTTAATGCGGCAAAGGACGGCGGACTGTATTGTGATGGAATAGTTAGTGTAGCCCGTACCGTTGAGATTAAGTGGGAGTAAGGGGGTGTTGATATGCTATTCGTATCGGATTTACCTAAGAAGGAAAAGCTGGAAATATACAAGACGGTTAAAGGGTATGTATTATCGGAGGGAACAATAGAGCAGTTGATGCCTACTATGAAAGAGGTATTATCGGAAAAGGCTAAAGACTTAGATTTTGGATTCTATGAAGGCTGGTATATGGAAACATATAAAGATTATAGTTATGGGAGGTATTAAGATATGGATGCTATGGAATATCAAAGAGGTTGGGAGATTATATTAGAGGAGTTATGCAGACAGCACAATGTATATCCGGAAAAGAAGCATGAGACAAAGTGTGGTGGTTATGGATGTTGCCACACCTGTGCAAATAGTTATTATGAATATGGTACATTAGAGTGTAGGAAAGATTATATGTATGAGAAGTATGATATGGGTGGAGTAGAGATAGAGGATGCAGACGGGTTAGAGGAAGGTATGTATTGCAAATACTATGAGGAGTACCCAGACGAATTAAAATAAAGGAGAATAATATGTTAAGAGGAGAATACTATAAAGGTTTTTATACCGGAGGAGAAGAATATCAGGTAAGAGTAGATAGAGAAATCGGTGCATATTATATATACAGAATAGACCCGGTAGGTGTAAATGAATTAGTCCATACCTCTTGCAGTGCAAAGAATGCGGAGGCATATATAGAGGATTTATATTATGCTAATGTGGACTATGATTATAACCTTTAAGAAATAACGGTGCCCCGGGGGAGGGTGTAGTCATTAAAGTTGGTGGTAAATAAAAATCAAGTATTAAAAAAATCAGCCTTGGAAAAAATTCCTTGGCTGATTTCTATTTTTCTGTTCCTTTCCGTCTATATCAAAATTCTGTCTTTTATATCAATAATTTGTCTGGTATCAATAATCTGTGATTTATATTAGAGAACTGTCCCCGGCAATATTATGTTAACTTTCTGTGATGACATTGTATCAAGGTTCATGAGGCTATTGCAAGCGTTTTTTCGTGAACCTTTAATACTTTACTGTGTTAAAGTGCCAGGGACAAAAAAAAGACGTTGCCAAATTCGCAACGTCTTTTTATCATTTTGATACTATGAAGGTGCTATTCATAAATGATTATGAATTCCTTGTCCTTGTGAAGTGCATTAGCTAGTTTTTGGATACTGTGCAATTGCTCAGGTGTGAAGGCGTCTTTGTTAAGTCGCTTCTTTGCTGTCGTTATCTGTGCGATAGCAAGACGGGAAAGCTGTGTGTAGGCTGTGTTGTTGTCGTTAGTGCTGTAAATTGTTGTATTCATAAAAAATTCTCCTTTCTTTGCATAAAATGGGCGGTGTTATATTGTCAATACTATAGCAAAAAGCATTGTAAAATAATAGCCTGAAATATCTGTCATTTATATCAATAATCTGTCATTGAAAAGAGCGCAAAAAATGGGCGGGAAAGATAGAAAATGTATACTAGAATACATAGTTAAAAATACACGTTTTAAGCACTCTATAAGACGTTTTAAGACACTTTAAAATAAAACTTGATACATAATACATATAAAGCCAAAAATACGCAAATATAGCACGTTTACATAATACAATTTACAGTTAACTAATATATGCATATAATAGATATACATTTTTCCCTTGAGATTTTCACACAGAGACAGCACACAAAAACACTTGACAAGACAAGCCCCTTTTAAGCATGTTATTATCATTTTGAACATAACAGAATATTGATATGGGATCCCGTGAGGCTAGTGTTTTAGCGTGTTTGTGATGATAGAAATTGCGGATTGTAATATCTATAGACAAGCGTATAATTGTCTACAATAGAACAGCCGCACAGCACGCCATACTTGCATTTGTTCTATACCGTACATTGAAAACAGAACACGCAACCGACGTCCGCAATCTTAGAGTGAACAGAAAGTCATCTATAAACGCAACCGGGCCGTTGAAATATAATAGATATTCCGGCATATAATGAAATAGTGCTTTATAGAACACGCAACAGTACCTCAAGTGTAAAATGCTTAAAACAACCGTGCCCGTGTTCTAATATTTTTTAGTCTTTATGACAGTAAGGAGATTTTTATGAAGAAGAATACTACTACAACTACTACTAATGCAACTGTTAACACTCTTATCGATAAGGCTAATAAAGCTAATGCGACAGCTAACAAGCCAAAAGCTGATGACAAGCCAAAAGCTCCAGAAGCTCCTAAAACTGATGACAAGCCAGCCGCTCCAAAAGCTAATGACAAGCCAAAAGCTGATGACAAGAAAGCAAAGACTTATAAAGACGCCGCTGTAAACAAGGACAAGGTAGAAAAGAAAGTTGCCACAGCCTTGGACGCTGACAAGAAAGCAATCAAGACAGCACTTGACAAGTATATTAAAGATGACAAGACCATCACAGTCAATATCGACTATAAGAAAGCTAAAATAACTGTCAAGCGTGCTAACAAGCTAATTGCTAGACTGAATAAGCGCAAAAATGATTTCTATCTTAGAACCTACAAAGATAGCAAAGAGATAATAGCAAAGAACCAGACCTTAGATGCCTGCTCAAAAGCTATCGAAAAGATACTTAAGTAGTCGCAAACCCCCGACACGACAAAAAACGTGCCGGGGGTTTTTACGTGCTTAAGATGTGATACCCGTAAAAAATACTGACCCTCCTTATGATTGTAATGCCCTCGATTTCCTATATAATTAAATAGCTTGTATTGTCAAAAAAATACTGAGCCTCCTTCTCGTTGTTATGTCTCAATTTTTCTACACCTATAAGTCTCTTGTATTGTCACGCAGGTTTCATGTGAAACCAGGTTTGTGAACAAGGTTCTACGTGAAACCATATGCCATAAATGTAGGTTTCATGTGAAACCGTATTGATTATATTACGATATTGTATTTGTTTACATAATATGTTATATTGAGGGTGAGGTAATTTATTATGTTTATTTATATGGAGAATAAAAAGTGATAAATATTAGAATGAAGGATTTGATAATTCCTGCGTATGATGCTGTATTTCAAGATATAATAGAGCATAAGCATACTCACTATTGCTTAAAAGGTGGGCGTGGCTCTACTAAATCTTCTTTTATAGGCGGCATTAACATACCATTACTCATTATGCAGTTCCCTAATGTAAATGCAGTGTGCTTTCGTAAAGTCGGCAATACTGTGCAGAACTCGATATACTCACAGGTAACTTGGGGCATATATACGATGGGATTGCAGGATTTATTTCATATACCTAAGACTTATAGCAACCCTATCGTGTATAAGCCTACGGGACAGAAGATTTTCTTTATGGGTATGGATGACCCGAATAAGGTAAAATCTATCAAGGTAGAGCGTGGGTATATAGGTATTACCTGGTGGGAAGAGTTAGACCAATTTGCAGGCGAAGCTGAGTTACGTAAAGTATTGCAGTCTACGATGAGAGGTGGAGAATTATTTTGGGATTTTCGTACTTTTAACCCACCTATTTCTATCGATAATTGGGCTAATGAGTATGCAGAGGAAAGTCTTGAGCGTGAAAATACTCTTGTAGTGTCCAACACTTATTTAGACGTGCCTGTATCTTGGCTAGGACAGCCATTTATAGAAGAAGCGGAGGATTTAAAGCGCATCAATGAGAAAGCATATCAGCATGAATATTTAGGTATGCCAGTAGGCACAGGTGGTGGAGTATTTCCTAATGCTTGCGCTCTTGATATGCAACAGCTTGTACCTGTATATGACTTTGATGGCAATGTTATTCAGTACACAGAGATGTGGAAGACTTTCGATAAGATTTATAATGGCATAGACTGGGGCTTCGCTAAGGACCCATTTAGATTTGTGCGTATGCATTTTGACAGCAAGAAACTCGACTTATATATCTTTAGAGAGTATTCAACAGTGCAGACACGAAATCAAGTAGTGTTTGATACGCTATATAATGAAAAGAAGATGATAGATAAAAATGAGTTAGTCACTGCTGATAGCGCAGAAATGAAATCAGTAGCCGACTTTAAAGCTTATGGAGCATATATACGTGGAGCGGTAAAAGGTCCAGATTCTGTACGATACGGCATTAAGTGGCTACAAGGTCTTAATCATATCTATATAGATAGAAAGATGTGTCCTAAGACTTACAAAGAGTTCACACATTATGAGTATCTACAGGACAGAGAGGGCAACTGGATTAGTGATTATCCAGACGAGAATAATCATAGCATAGACGCTACACGTTATGCTTTAGAGAGATATTGCAATAGACGAGGTAATTAAGTATGGCAAATAAATATAAATCTAAGCTACACACTAAGCACCAAAACACATCGAGTGTATATAGCAGTAAGGCGCAGGAGAAGCATGACACATCAGCATTGCACAAAACAAAAGGTATTGATGATTTACAAGGTATAAAGAAAGAAAATAGAGGACGTAAGAAGAAAGATGCCCCTAGAGGTAAACGAGGTAAGAAGTAATGCCGGAATACCAAAATTTATCAATGCGTATGTATGATGGAGTAGGTAAATATAACATACCTGCTATACAGCCTGTATATGAGATGCCTAAAGTACTTAATTGGCTAGAATTTGAGAAAGCTAAGAGACTTAGGAATAAACCAAAGAATACAGGCGTTCATTTCTTTGAATATGATTTCAAGTTTGAATGTGTATGGAATTTTCCAGATAGGTACGCTGAGGTGTTGTCAAATTATTCATGTGTGTTATCTCCAGATTTCAGTATGTATATAGACTTTCCTAAAGCTGTAAGAATATTTAATAAATATCGTATGCATTGGATTAGTGCATATTGGCAGGAAAAAGGGCTTACTGTAATTCCTGTAATCCGTCCTGGAGCAGAAGAAGATTGGGATGAGTTTGGATTTGATGGATATCCAATGCACAGCATAGTAGCTGTATCTAATATAGGCTGTAATCAAAAGAATGATGCAAAATTATTTTGGCGGCGTGGCTATGAGAAGATGTTGGAGACATTAGAGCCTAGCGAAGTATTAGTGTATACAAATAGTTTTGACTATTTGCCTGGAAACGTGCATTATATAAAATATGATATAGATAAACATATTGAAGGTTTAGATGATTTAAAGGAGGAAGATGATGATTAGTTTTTCTCAAATACTAGCAAAATTAAAGGAGGTATTTGCTAAAATGATAGGTACAAAGTCAATCGAAACTGTACTCCACGTAGCACCTGTTATGTCAAGTCAAATGCAGACAGCTATTCAGTTATGGGAAGATATGTATACAGGTAAGTCTCCATGGCTTAAGCAGGCTACATATGAAGACCCATCTGTAGTAGTCAGTCTTGGACTTCCCCAACAGATAGCTAACGAAAAGGCACGTACAGCACTTCTTGAGTTTAAGAGTGAGATAACCACCCCGATGAAGGAAGTTGAGACACCAAGAGAAGATGCAGGCGATAATATTTTAGAGCGTTTTCAGCAGTCAAACACAGCAAATACGACAAATAATACATCTAACAGCACAGAAAGCCAAGAAAACGCTTCTAGCACTGTTAAAACAGACAATCAGTTCAATCAGTTTAGCAGATACAACACATCTCAGTTCCACCCACAGGCTACAGTCAAAGAATTAGTTCCAAAAGGACCTACACAGAGAGCAGAATATCTCAATAAGACATATCAAAAGAAGATACTCAAAAAGCTGAGAACACAGATAGAATGTGGAATTGCTTTAGGTGGTTTAGTAATCAAGCCTTATGTAATTCTTAATGAAGAGAATACGGAGCAGGAAAGTGAGAATACATTAGTTCTTAAAGCAGACTTAGATAAGGCAGATATGGAGTTTGAGTTCGTATATGCTAATAACTTCTACCCACTTGCATTTAACGGCAGTGGAGATATTACAGAAGCGGCATTTATTGAGCGTAAGGTAGATAAGGATGTTACATATAGTAGATTAGAACATCATAAGTATGCTAATCATACAGTAACTATCATCAACAAGGCGTTCAAATCTACAGTTCGTCCAGACGTAGCTACTGATGACTTAGGACAGGAGATACTTCTTTCATCTGTTCCAGAATGGGCTAGTATGCAGGAAGTAACAGTTATCAAGAATGTAGATAGACTTCTATTTGCATACTTCAAGATGCCGGAAGCTAACACAGTAGATATGTATAGCCCACTTGGAGTAAGTGGTTTTGATAAGGCAACACATCTTATAGAGGAAGCTGATAAGCAGTTCAGCAGACTTCTTTGGGAATATGAGGGTGGCGAACTTGCCATTGATATAGACAGAGATGCACTTAGAGATACACAGGTTTGGGATGAGCATGGTAATCTACAGACTGTATCAAGAATGGGTACACTACAGCAGAGATTATATAGACCTATCGATATTGGTGCAGAAGGAGATACATATAATCAGTATGCACCTACTCTAAGAGATGGCAGTTATACTAATGGACTTAACACCATTCTCATGCATATCGAAGATATCACAGGACTTTCAAGAGGTACCCTCTCACAGGTAGATGTAGCAGAAGCAAGGACAGCTACAGAGTTAAAGATACTTAAGCAGAGAAGCTATCAAACAAATGCTGAGATACAGGCGGCTATACAGACTTGTCTTGAGGACTTAGTATATGTAATGAATGTTCTTTGTGAACTCTATGAGATAACACCTACAGGCGAATATGAGATATCCTTTGAGTGGGATGATAGTATCTTAGTAGATAAGAACGAAGAACTTGGAAGAAATATCTCACTTGTACATGAAGGAGTTATGAGTAAGAAAGAACTTAGAATGTGGTACAAGGGTGAGACTGAGAGACAGGCTAGAGAAGCACTTCTTGAGGTACAGGAAGAGAACAGACTTGCTGTTGAAGACAACATAATGACACAGATGGACTTCAATCAAATGGGCTTAGATAGCACACTGCAACAGAGTCCAGATTCATTTAACAAACAAGGTGAACAATAATGCTCAATGATGTTGAAATAGACAACTTAATACAACCCTTTGTTGACAGACAGGTACAGTTGGAGAGTTATATCATCGACACTATCGCAACGAGGGTACGTGAGGTTGGTACACTATCTAAGACAGATGTGTACCGACTTCAACAGCTTGCTAAGATAGGCAGTGATGTTAGAAGCATAAATAAGCAGATAGCAGAAGTGCTTAACGTGCAGGAAACCCAAGTTAAGAAGATGATAAAGAGTGTAGCTGTCGATACATACAAAGGAGCAAAGCCATACTATGATTATAGACACACTGCTCAAGTCCCTTATGAAACCAATAAGAGACTACAGCAGAGCGTTAATGCGGTAGGTAAACAGACAGCAGATACCTTTAAAAATCTATCCAATTCTAAAGCTACAGGCTTCTTGATTAGAGATGCTAAGAACAGAGGTAATCTTAAATTTCAGTCTGTTACTGATACATACCAAACAGTAGTTGACGAAGCTGTGCAAGCTGTCCAAACAGGTGTGCTAGACTTTGATACCGCTATGAGAAGAACACTAAAGCAATTAGCTGATAGTGGGTATCGTAGAGCCTATTGGGATAGTGGATATTCACGAAGACTTGACAGCACTGTACGCATGAACATACTTAGTGGTGTTAGACAGATAAATCAAAAGGTACAGCAACAGATAGCACAGGAGATAAGTGCAGATGGTATAGAGTTATCAGCACATAGCTTTTCCGCTCCAGACCATGAGCCAATACAAGGTCATATATTCACGTTAGAGAACTTTGAGAAGTTACAGAATGAGATGGCGTTTGAAGATACGTATGGCAACAAGTTTGAAGCTATAAGACGTCCTATTGGTGAGTGGAACTGTAAGCATATAACTCAAGCTGTTGTTATAGCGGCACATAAACCTATATGGAGTTTAGATGAGTTAGAAGAACTCAAGCAGGCAAATCATAAAGGCTATACTATGAAAAACGGCAAACACTTAACCATGTATGAATGTAGTCAAGTACAGCGCAGGTATGAGACTGATATTAGATACGCTAAAGAGGGCTATATGATGGCAAAGAGCGCAGGCAATGTTAGACTCATGGAAGAATATGATTACAAGGTTAGAAAGCTAACAGCAGAGTATAGACAGTTCAGTAAGGACTGTGATTTACCAAGACAGATGAAGCGTACATCTGTTAGTGGATTTTATCGATGAAGTGGATAAAAAATAGTTTACATAATAATAATTATGTTATATAATGATAATGTAAAAGATTGTTGTTTCTTGACACTTCTTTTTATTCTCCAGTGTCTCTAGCGTGGGAGTTCCACACTAGAGACTAGAGACTTATTGACCAGCGTAAACGTCGTTAAAAGAACGCCATTCAGTCCACACTGTAATGGACGATTAAATAAAACAGATATAAATGAATGAGGAGGATTAACAATGACAATTAAGGAGATTTTTGAGAAATCACAGGAGCCACTTACTTACGAGAAGTTTGAAGAACTAATGAAAGAAAGTGGTGCAAAGTTCGCAGAT